GCAGCAACTCACTAAACTTGGCGAAACCTTTTGGGGCCATAGCTCAGCTGGGAGAGCGCGTCGTTCGCAATGACGAGGTCGGGAGTTCGATCCTCCCTGGCTCCACCAATATTCAACGCCCAACTGTTCTCAGTTGGGCGTTTTCGTTTGTGGATTCCGCCCACCACGCGGGGTTCCGGGCCGTTCTGCGTGTGCCAGCCATTGCGGGCATGGGTGGCATCACCCGCCCAGTTCGCCCCTGTTCTGCTCTCTCTTCTCTCGAAACCTGCGCCAACTTCTTCGCCGTGGCACACGCAGGCAGCCTTGTGTGCCAATGACTTACGCGCGTGTCGTTGCCAAGGGTTGTCCGGTGGGTTTGGAGCAGCATTCCATCATGACAACGTACCCGCCGCGCACGGCATTGCATACAGTCCTTCGCGTTGCTGAGTAATCACGAGCGCATGGTAGGCCGCCAGCCTCGCCGCAGGCCCCGGCTTGTTCTTGTCCTTCGCCTTGATCTTGAACAGGTCGATCGGCTTGTCGCTGTCCAGCCCCGCGCGTTTCATGACCTGCTCGCCATCCACCTCGACCCCCTTGAATGCCCAAAGCGCTTTGAACACCTTGGCCTGACCATCGGTGAACTGGATCGGCGTGGACTGAATCTCCGGCAGCGTCGCCCACTTGAAGTCCGCCGAGAACGGCCCGTTCACCGGCGTGGCAGGATCGGCGACCGTTGGCGTCACGGATGGTGCCGAGGGTATGAATGTGATCCCGCCGCCGTAGAACGTGAAGCGTTCCTCCAGCGCCAGCCACTCGACACCTGCGCCGAAGGGTGCGCCGCGCGTCATGCGTGGCTTCGGCGTGATCACCCGGATGTCGCCGCCCGCCACCCGCACGCGTTCCAGCAACGCGGGTTCGTGCAGCACCCGCGTCAGGTCACGGGCCAGCAGCACTGGGCAACGGCGGGCGTCACCCAAGCGCCAGACGCCGTCGCCGAGGTCGTCGATGCCGTCGCGGCTTTCGATGCCGAGCGCGAGGCGCATCTTCTGGCGCAGCCAATCCTCGTCCAAGGCAACCGCCGCGCCATCAGCGGCGTCGACGGCCACCGGCCCGCAGTCCGGGCAGCGACACATGCGCCCGCCACGGCCATCGCCCCACACCTGCGCCCGGTGCTGCTGGCAATGTGGGCAAAGCACGAAAGACTGATCCACCACTGCTGGCCTGACGGCTTTGCCGAGCACGGACAAAGCAGATGCCTCGCGTGGCGACAGCGTGCCACGCAGCACCGGCGTTCCGCCCGCGAACAGGCGGCAGATCAAAGCCCAAGCATCATGGTTCGTCATCGGATCAACCCTCGGTCACCGGAGCCGGGCCGACGGCATTCGCGTCCGGCGGAGCCTCCTGCGCGCTCAAGGTCTGCCCCTTGCGCAAGATACCGACGGAGACCAGATACCCCTCCAGTTGCGCCTGCATCTTGGCATCGAACTTGGGCAGGTTCAGCCGCCCCTTGCTGGTGACCTCGATGCTGACCACTCTGGAGCGCGTTTGCCCCGGCTCGGGCGGGTAGTACAGATTGACCTGCGCCGCCGTCACTGCCCAGTTACCTTCCAGCGGGCCGGAGAGTTTTTCCGCCAGCAGCTCATGCACCGAGCGTTGCTGGCTCGCCTGCATCGCGGTGCATTCGAGTTTCAGCGCGCCGTCCGGGCTGAGGAAGGTCAGTGCCTTCAATTGCACCAGCGAGAAGCCATCCTCGAACACTTCCGGCACGTCGAAGCCGGTGCGCAGCATCGACAAATCCAAGGTTGGCGGCCTGATCCGCTGGGCGTGGGCCTTGACGCCCAGCACATGCTCGGCGAAGGCATCGATCAGCATCTGCTGGTACTTTGCCCCGCCGCGCACCAGCGTGCGCACGACGCCGGTGGCTTCGGAATACTCCAGCGCCAGCGGAATATTCGGATTGCCGATGCGGCGCGTCAGCGTCACACCTTCGAACTCCAGTCGCAGCATGGCTGAATCCTTGACATGGACGATCAGCAAGTGGATACCGGGTGTGCGCGTGACCAGATAGGCCACGCTGCCGTCGCCGCATTGCAACTCGCGCTTGTAGAAGGCGGAGATGCTGTGGCGCAGACCGGCCAGCGCGGTGTCGCTACCCATGGGCTGGCGCTTCAAGCCCAGATCGTACTGTTGTGCCTGCGCACCGTGGTGTTCCCAGTGATCGAAATCGCAGGCCCGCTCGAACAGCGTCGGGTGGTGGGCGTAGAGCCAGAACGATCGATGCAGATCGCTGGAACACAAGGCCAGCCCAGACAGCGCCGCCGCATCGTCGACGGCCGCCTCGAACAGCGCCTGCTTGCCCGCCGCGTCACCCAGCTGGACGCTGGCATTGAGGTTGGCCAGCATCCGGTCGCGGGCATCGGCATCCGGCCAGACCTTGATCGCTTCCACCAGGAATTGGCTGGTCTCTGGCGTGTCGTCCCACGCGAACCCGTGCGGCACGGGCAAGCCGTGGGAGGTCAGGAAGTCGCGCAGCGTGGCATCCACCGGCAGCTCGAGCATCACGTCGACAAAGGTTTTCTTCATCTTGATTGTCCTTTCTGGATCGGCGTCGGAGGTCTGCAACCGGGGATCGGGCGGCACGGGCCAGCAACATGGCTTCTGAACAGGCATCACGCAAAAGTAAAGTTGCGAGATACAAGCGCGATTCTGTTCCTCGGATTTCCGCTTGTCAAACACAACAGCACATCTGGCGCTCATTGGTATCTTGTGGCTATACTTGCGGGCTTATTGAAATAACCCTTGATAGGAGCAATGCGATGGCTTCGGCATTCGGAGCACGCCTGCGGCGCTACCGCGAGGCGAAGGGCCTGACCCTGCAACAGGTCGCCGACAAAGTCGGCTGCACCAAGGCCTACATCTGGGAACTGGAGATGAAGGACGGCCAGCGCCCCACTGCCGAGCGGATTCAGAAGATCGCCCAGCTACTTGGCGTGACGATGGAGGACGTGATGGGCACGCCCATGGAGCAAGCTCCCGAGGCCAGCCCCGAGGACGTGGCTTTCTTCCGCGAATACGCTGGGATGACCGAGGAAGAGAAAAAGAACTATCAGGATGTCCTCAAGCTGATGTTCTCGCGCAAGGATAAGGACGCGGACTGAAACATGAGCGCTGCGCAAACTCTCACCGGTTCGATTGCCGCCAGCCACGTCATCAAGTGGCTGCGGGCGTGGTACAGCACAGACATGCCCGACGCCATCGACCTTGAGATCGTCCGGCAACTGCTGCCGACCACGCCCTACGGCACGGGCGTTCGGGAGATCAGGCCGCCGGTGCAGTTCAACGACGATGCCTTCGAGGGGATGCTGGCGCGCGATCCCGACGACCGTGAGGTATGGGGCATCGCCTATAACGGCAAATCACGCCCCGAACGCCAACGCTTCACCATCGCCCACGAGCTGGGCCACTTCATCCTGCATCGTGGCCGACAGCCGAGCTTCAACTGCGACAAGCAGAGCGTCCACACCGGCATCGACACGCTGCGCAGCATCGAGCGGGAGGCCGATGAATTCGCCAGCAATCTGCTGATGCCCGGCGACCTGCTGCGCGACTGGATTTCCAGCCAGCGCATCGACTTCCGTGTTCTCGGCGACATCGCCCAGCGGTTTCAGGTTTCGCTGGAGGCGCTGTGCATCCGCTTCATCAAGTTCACCACGCAGCGCGCGATCCTCGTCTATTGGGACAACGGTTACGTGAAGTACGAATGGCGCAGCAGCAACGCCATCAAGACGCGGGCGCGCATTCGGCGCAACGACGATCCGGCAGAGCCGCCACCGGGCACGTTGGCCGCCGACGCCAGCGTCGCGCAGGAATGGGACGGCGCAGAGATGTCCGCTGCGATCTGGTGCCCGGAAGAAGCACAGCACATGAAGCTGCGCGAGTTCAAGCACAGCTACACCACGCGGGATCGCGTCCTCACGCTGCTCTTGCTCGAAAGTGCCGAACCGCGCGCGTGGGATCGGTCGTGGCAGGACGAGGAGAGCTTCGACAGCTTTGACCAGTTTGTGTCGAACGGACAGTTGCCGGATCGGCGATAGGTTTGAACGCATCAGGAATAACAAAATGGCCCGCATCGAAAACCACAAATACAGCATCGAGGAAGCCTTCAGGGAGTGCTTTTACATCGTCCCCGACTACCAGCGCGAGTACGTCTGGACGGACAAGGAAGTGCATCAGCTGTTGGAGGACATCGGCGAGCAGATTGATGCGGGCACGACGCGGGAATACTTCATCGGCACCGTGCTGGTGTCGCCCACCGAGCAAAAGAATCACTACGAGGTGATCGACGGCCAGCAACGGCTGACCACGTTCTTCCTGTTGCTGTGCGCACTCAAGCATCTGTTCCAAGGTGAGCCGCAACGGCAGATGATTTCCGGGCTGATCTCGACCAGCTACGTGGACAGCGATGGCGAGGTGCGCACCAACCTGAAGCTGGAGCCGCGTTACGAGAGCGCGGGCGAAGTGATGGCCAAGCTGGTAGAGCTGGATGCTGAGCCACAGACCGTGCGCGCTGGCATCCAGTCTGCTGGCATCACGAGCTTCGGGTCGCTAGAGAACTTGGTCAATGCTTACAGCACGCTGTACCGCTATCTGAAGGACAACTACGACGACACGGCCAAGCTGAAGAAGTATTGGGGCTATCTGGCCAACAACGTGGTGTTCATCCAGATCTCGACCGACGTCAGCAGCGCGCTGAAGATCTTCGAGACCATCAACGAGCGCGGCGTGGGACTGAACCCGATGGATTTGCTGAAGAACCTGCTGTTCACGCAGGTCAAGCAGGCCCAGTTCACCCAGCTCAAGGACGAGTGGAAGAAGATCACCAAGCCGCTGGAAAAGGAAAAGGAAAAACCGCTGCGCTTTTTGCGCTACTTCTTGATGGCCAACTACGCCATCAAGAACGAGCGCGGTGACGCGGTGGTGCGCGAGGACGAGATCTACGACTGGTTCATCGCCAAGGACAACGCGTCGCTGTGTGATTACGAGGGCAAGCCCTTCGAGTTCGTGCGCAAGGTGATCCGCAACGTCGAGCACTACCTCGCCTTCGCCAACGGGATGGGCAATGACGGCAAACCCAGCCTCGCGATGGACAGCCTCAAACGGCTGGCGGGCGGAGCGTTCAGCTTGCACTACGTCCTGCTGCTGGCGGCGGCGAATCTCCCCAAGCCGCTGTTCGACCATTTCGTGGCGCAGTTGGAGAGCTTCCTCTTCTACTACATCTTCACAAAGACGCCGACCAAGGATCTGGAGCGCAGTTTCTCACAATGGGCTGACGAGCTGCGCGCCATTGCCGAGGCGGCCGATCCGCTGAAACAGAAGGTACAGCTCAACGCTTTCATCGCCGACCGTTTCGAGAACAACATGGCGGGCAAATCTCAAGAGCTGGGCGACGCCCTCAAGCGCTTCACGTTGTATTCGATGCAGCAGTACCGCACGCGCTATCTGCTGGCACGGCTGACCCAATATGTCGAGATGGCCTTCAGCGGGATGAAGGTGCCGGGTAGCCTCGAGCCGTTCACCAATCTTGAAATCGAGCACATCCTGCCCAACAAGCCTGAGGACGATCTGCGCGACAAGTGGGCTACGGAGAATACGGGGATGGCCTACGACGACTACAAGAACCGGCTCGGCAACCTGACCTTGCTGGAGAAGCCCATCAACATCGTCGCGGGCAACGACTTCTACGCAGCCAAGCAGGCCGAGTACAGCAAGAGCGGCAACTACCTCACCCGCAGTCTGGTGGCGCTGACCGATGTCGGGCAGAACACGTCCATCTCACGGATCAATGCCAAGCTGGAGGCTTTCCCTGTGTGGAATGCGGCAAGCATCGAAAAGCGGCACAACCTGCTGATCGCCCTGGCGCAGGATGTCTGGAAGACGACGCCCATCGATGTCTGATCCGTGATCGTGGTTGACGCATACATGACGACACTGCCCACCGCCGACGACGCGCTATCAACACTGCAGCGTGAGGTTCAACGCCTGTTGGGTCGTTGCCTGTTGCGCTTGCAACAGTACGAGAAATTGATGAAAGCCATCGTGGCCCATCATGAAATCACGGCCACAGGAATGCCGTTGGCGTCGAACCAGGAGCAGCGTATCGCGGATGCCGCGAGCAAAACCCTGGGAACCTTGGTCGGCACACTTCTGGGCTCGTATGTCACGACCGGCGAGACGGATGATGCATCCGCGCCCGACGCACGCGACGACATCATTTCGTTCAAGATGAAGATGTGCCTGAACATTTCAGCTGAGGACTACTCCCGGACGCAGGACGATCTGAAAGAATTGGTGTCGATGCGGAACGACCTCGTTCACCACTTCATTGATCACCACGACCTTTGGAGTCTGGATGGATGCCGGGGTGCGCATGACGCGCTGACAGCCGCCTACGGCCGCATCGATCAACACTTCGAGCAACTGCGCGGCTGGGCCGAACACATGGATCAAGTGCGACGGCTGGCGGCGGAGTTCGTCCAGTCGGCTGCTTTCCACGACTTGGTGATCCACGGCATCGCACCGGATGGTTCGGTAAATTGGCCTGCCGCAGGGATCGTGCAAACGCTGCGGGAAGCTGCCGCCGAACTGGCCGTCGATGGCTGGACGCCGGTTGCCTCGGCTGGCCGCTGGATCGCGGAACGGCACCCAGAACACCTGCCCGCCAAGTACGGGTGCAGCAGTTGGCGGCAGGTCGTACACGAATCCCGCCTTTTCGAACTCCGGTATCGCGAGGTGAATGGCCAGCGCGCGGCGTGGTATCGGGCGAAATCGGAATAGCGTTGTCCCGCGCACACCCGCTAAATCACGTTACGCGAAGTGCCTTCGGTTCATAGCATGAGCAGCGTTTTCCATCGAAACGCTTGCCATGACAAAACTCCAACCCATCTCCATTTCACCGCAGTCTGACCGGCCTCGGCACGCGCATCAAGAAATCGCTGATCTACTGGCCGCAGCCCTGCTGCGCCTGCGCGCGCGTCCGTCCAGCCACACAACCGAAAACAGCGAGCACGTTCGCCTTGGCTTCCCCGGCCAACAGCGCGTGAATGCGAACCCCGATCACAACCACGGAGTTCGCCCATGACGGCACACGCACCACCACCCGCCACCTCGGTCGCCGCACAGGTCGCGGAAATCCCCCATCTGTCGATGGGCGATCTCTGGAAACTGTGGGACGCGCATTTCGACGAACGTCCCGGCCACCACCATCGCACTTGGCTGGAAAGCCGACTGGCCTACCGGATTCAGGAACGTGCCTTTGGTGGCCTGAAACCCTCCCTGCGCAAGAAGCTCGAAGATGTCGGCGAAACCGGCATCTTGCCGAAGCAGTTGCGCGGCGACAGCCAGCGCCTGCTGCCCGGCACCATCCTCACGCGCATCTACGACGACGTCGAGCATCGCGTATTGGTGCGCGGTTCGAACGATTTCGAGTACCAAGGCCGACGCTTCAAGAGCCTGTCCGCGCTTGCAGGTCACATCACCGGCAGCCACTGGTCTGGCCCGGTGTTCTTCGGCCTGAAGACGCCCGTCGCGAAGAAGGTGATGGCATGAGTTCCCTGCGCACCAACCCGCCAACAGCGGTCACGCCGAAGAAACGTTGCGCCGTCTACACCCGCAAGTCCACCGATGAAGGACTGGATCAGGAATACAACAGCCTTGAAGCCCAGCGCGACGCAGGCCTGGCTTTCATCGCCAGCCAGCGGCACGAGGGCTGGATCGCCATCGGCGACGGCTACGACGATGGCGGCTACTCCGGCGGCAACATGGAACGCCCCGCACTGCGCCGCCTGATGGTGGACATCGAGGCCGGGAAGATCGATACCGTGGTGGTCTACAAGATCGATCGCCTGACGCGCAGCCTGCCGGATTTCGCCAAACTGGTCGAGGTGTTCGACCGCAACGGCGTGTCCTTCGTCTCGGTCACGCAGCAGTTCAACACCACCACGTCGATGGGGCGGCTGACGCTCAACATCCTGCTGTCCTTCGCGCAGTTCGAGCGCGAGGTCACCGGCGAGCGCATCCGCGACAAGATCGCCGCCAGCAAGGCCAAGGGCATGTGGATGGGCGGCGTGCCTCCCTTGGGCTATGACGTAGTCGAGCGCAAGCTCATCGTCAACGCGCACGAAGCGGCGCTGGTGCGTGACATCTTCCGGCGCTACGGTGAGCATGGCTCGGCAGCACGGCTGGTACGGGAACTGGAGATCGAAGGCCATACCACCAAGGCGTGGCTGACGCAGGCCGGGCGGCAGCGCCCGGGTCGCACCATCGACCAGCAGTATCTCTTTTCGATGCTGCGCAACCGCATCTACCTCGGCGAAATTTCCAACAACGGCCAGTGGTACGACGGCCAGCACGAGGCCATCGTCATCCCAGTGCTGTGGGACGCGGTGCAGGCCTTCATCGAACGGCGCAAACAAACGCCGCGCGAGCACACCGCCAAGCATCCGGCTCTGCTCGCGGGCTTGCTGTTCGCGCCCGATGGCCAGCGCATGCTGCACTCCTTCGTCAAGAAGAAGAACGGCAAGCAGTACCGCTACTACGTTCCCTACTTGCACAAGCGGCGCAACGCGGGTGCGAGTTTGTCGCCCGGCACGGAGGATGTCGGGCATCTGCCTGCCGCCGAAATCGAGAACGCGGTGCTGGCGCAAATCCACGCCGCACTGTCGGCTCCGCAGATGCTGATCGCGGTGTGGCGATCCTGTCTGCAGCATCCGGCCGGGGCCGCGCTCGACGAGGCGCAAGTGGTCGTCGCCATGCAACGTATCGGCGATGTGTGGGCACAACTGTTCCCCGCCGAGCAGCAACGCATCACGCGCCTGCTGATCGAACGGGTGCAACTGCACGGGCATGGGCTGGACATCGTCTGGCGCGAGGATGGCTGGATCGGCTTCGGTGCCGACATCGGCGCACATCCGCTGGTCGAGGAAGCGATGGCATGAATACCACCGTGAATCTGCGCAAACGCGCCGTCCACATCGAGATCGGAGCCGAGGCCCGCAGCTACGTCAGTGCCGGCCAGCGGGTCACGCTGGTGCCACTGACCATCAAGCGCCGCCAGAACCGCAAGCTACTGATCCCGCCCGCACCCGACGTCGCCACTGCGGGCGGCTTTGACGTGCCGATGATCAAGACACTCGGCAAGGCGTTCTACTGGAAGCGGCTGATCGACGAAGGCGTGTATGCAACGACCGCCGATCTGGCGCGTGCGCTGAAAGTGGAGTGCGGATGGGCGGCCGAGGTGCTGCGCATGACCATGCTGGCACCGGACATCGTCGAAGCGATCTTCGAGGGTCGCCAGCCCCGGCATCTGAACCTGCACACGCTGCGGGGCCGTCAAGACCTGCTGCCGCGCGACTGGGGTGAGCAGCGCCGGTTCTTGGGCTTCCCCGACGCCTGACGTCCCACCCCCGAATTTCCCAACGACGGCGAGCCCTGTGCTCGCCGTTTTCGTTGGCGTGTGCGGATTGGCGAACCCGAAGTTTCCGCAAGGTTCGCCATTGCGTCCCTTCAAGGTTCGCCACCCGAAGTTTGGAATGACACCTGTCCCGCAACAACACCACAGGAGCATTCCATGCAGACAGCAACAAGCCCTATCCCCCGGTCGTCGCAGCAGGCGATCAACAGCCTCTCGCCCGGCGACCGCCGCGTGCTCAACGAGAACGAACTGGCCCAGCGCTGGGGCGTCAGCCCCAAGACCTTGCAACGCTGGCGCAGCGAAGGTCGCGGCCCACGCTACCTGAAGCTGTCCAAGCGCGTCGGCTATCCCGTGGACGCGGTCATCGAGTTCGAGCGCGACGCGCTGCACGACTCGACGTCCGAACGTGCAGCGGTTTGAGGGGCGATGCCATGAACGACATCACGCTCTTTCCCGCCGACATCGCCGCGATGTCCGTCAGCCAGTTGGCCGCGCTGCCCGCCGCGCAGAAGGCCGAGATCGACAAGAACCTCGACGAAGCCCTCGGCTGGCTGAAGAAGGCGCGCGCGAAGTTTGATGCCGCGCTCGATGCCGCCTACGGCGAACAGGCGCGCACCGTACTACGCGAATCCGGCCGCGACTTCGGCACCGCGCATCTCGACGACGGCCCGCTGCACATCAAGTTCGACCTGCCCAAGAAGGTCAGTTGGGATCAGAAGAAGCTCGGCGACATCGCCGCCCACATCGTGGCCGCTGGCGACCAGGTCGAGCACTTCATCGACGTCAAGCTGGCGGTGTCCGAATCGCGCTTCACCAACTGGCCGCCGACGCTCCAGCAGGAGTTCGCTGCCGCCCGCACGGTCGAGCCCGGCAAACCGTCTTTCACCCTTTCCTTTGATTCGGAGCACTGATCATGCGCGCCAACCTCATCACTTTGCTGCGCAAGCAGCTGCCGTCCATCTACGGCGAGTCCCTGCCCACGGACATCCACTACCGCAACGCCGACGGCAATCTGGTCGTCGTCGCGCTGGATGCCGCCACTGTGGATGAACTGGCCTTCGCCATCCAGACCGCCAGCGCGGAGGCGTCGGCCTTGAACCGCCGCCGCAACGTGCTGGAAGACCTGCACACCGAGGCACGCAAGCGCGCCGCGCACGGTGCCGACCGTATCTCCGATATCGCGTGGGAGGACTGATCATGGGCGCGATCATTCCCTTCCAATTCGAAGCACACGCCGTGCGTGTGCAGGTCGACGATACGGGTCTGCCGTGGTTCAACGCCACCGACGTCTGCGCCATTCTGGAGTTCAGCAACTCTCGGCAGGCCTTGGATTCACATGTCGATCCGGATGACGTCCAGAAATTGGACACCATCGATACCCTCGGGCGCACCCAGCGCGCCAACCACGTCAACGAGTCTGGCCTCTACGCCCTGATCCTCGGCAGCACCAAGGACGCCGCGAAACGCTTCAAGCGTTGGGTGACCGGCGAGGTACTTCCCGCGATTCGCAAGACCGGCAGTTACACCGTCCCCGGTGCGTTGGCGGCTTTGCCCGCGCCAACCCACGACCGCGTGTCCGCAATCCTGCTGATCGGCGAGGCTGTGGCCAAGGTGCCGGGCGTGAAGCCAGGTATCGCGGCGGCGGCGACGCTGACCTGCATTCAGGAGAACACCGGCATCACCACCGAGGTGTTGCGTCGCGCGCTGCCGTCGGCCAATGAGCCGATCTGTGCGCTCAATGCCACCCAACTCGGAAAGCTGCTGAACCGCTCGGCCAAGGCCACGAACCAGATGCTGGCGGCAGGCGGTTTTCAGTTCCGCAACGACCGCGACGAATGGGAGCTGACCGAGGCCGGTGAAGCGTGGGCCGAGGCCATGCCGTACTCGCGCAACGGCCACAGCGGCTACCAGATCCTCTGGAATCCCGCCGTCGCCGACGAGCTGAAGGAGGCCGCGTGATGAGCCTCCCCATCATCTCCGCGCAGCAGCGCATGGCTGAACGCAAGGGTGTGAAGTTGCTGATGCTGGGTAAATCCGGCATCGGCAAGACCACCCGGCTCAAGGATCTCGACCCGGCCACCACGCTGTTCCTCGACATCGAGGCCGGTGACCTGGCCGTGGCCGACTGGCCGGGCGACACCATCCGTCCGGCCTCGTGGCCAGAGTCACGCGACTTCTTCGTGTTCCTCGCGGGCCCGGACAAGTCGCTGCCGCCGGAATCGGCGTTCTCGCAGGCGCACTACGACCACGTCGTCGAAAAGTTTGGCGACCCGGCGCAGCTGGGCCGCTACCAGACCTTCTTCCTCGACTCAATCACGCAACTGTCGCGGCAGTGCTTCGCGTGGTGCAAGACGCAGCCGGGTGCCGTCAGCGACCGCTCCGGCAAGCCCGATCTGCGCGCGGCCTATGGCCTGCTCGGCCAGGAAATGATCGGCGCACTGACCCACCTGCAGCACGCACGCGGCAAAAACGTGGTGTTCGTGGCCATCCTCGATGAACGCCTCGATGACTACAACCGCAAGGTGTTCGTGCCACAGATCGAAGGCAGCAAAACCAGCCTCGAACTGCCCGGCATCGTCGATGAAGTCGTGACGCTGGCCGAAATCAAGGCCGAAGACGGCAGCGCCTACCGTGCCTTCGTCACCCACACCGTCAATACCTACGGCTTTCCGGCCAAAGACCGCAGCGGTCGGCTCGACCCGCTCGAACCCCCTGATCTCGGCGCGCTGATCGCCAAGTGCGCGGGCGCAGCCATGCCCGTCAGCACCGCCAGCGCCGCCATCCCTGCTTCCATCGAATCCAAGGAATAACCACCATGAACACGCAGAACAACTGGAACGACTTCAACGACGCCGAAGCGCAGCAGTCCGGCTTTGACCTGATCCCCAAGGGCGCAATCGTGCCGGTGCGCATGACCCTCAAACCCGGCGGTTATGACGATCCCGCACAGGGCTGGGGAGGCGGCTACGCCACCCAGTCCTTCGATACCGGCTCGGTCTATCTCGCCGCCGAATTCGTGGTCACCGCTGGCGATCACGCCAAACGCAAGATGTGGTCGAACATCGGCCTGCATTCGCAGAAAGGCCCGACCTGGGGCCAGATGGGGCGCACGTTCATCCGCGCCGCGCTCAACAGCGCCCGCAACGTCCATCCGCAGGACAACAGCCCGCAGGCTGCTTCCGCTCGACGCATCCAGGGCTTTCACGAGCTGGATGGCCTGGAATTCCTTGCCCGCGTCGACATCGAGAAGGACGGCAAGGGTCAGGATCGCAACGTGGTCAAGGTCGCCGTCGAACCCGACCACCCCGACTACGCCAAGTTCATGGGCGTGCCGCCCAAGGCCACGGGCGGTGGCAACTCCGGCGCTCCGGCACAGGGGGCTGCACCGGCCTATCAAGCCCCGGCACCCGCTCCGCAACGCGCACCCGTGACGGGCAAACCGTCATGGGCGCAGTGAGGGGGTAAATGAAATGCTGGGTCTGCAAACGACAGGCACGCGGCTACGGCCACACGGACGGTCGCTTCAAGACCGCCGACCCGCGCCGCTACGTGCTCGACTGGGTGTTCTGCTCGCGCCGCTGTCAGGACATTTTTCACCAGATGTACGGCAACTGGCAGCGCGCCAAGGACGGCCGCATCGACAGGACGGAGGTCGCCATGATCGATCCGTCTGATGTCGAACTGGGTGCGATGCGTCAGTGCCTCAAGGCCTTCGGCGCGGCGGCGGGCGAGATCGGTTTTGCAAAGCCACTGGGCGACTACGCCGAAGCCGAGGCGCTGCGCGTCATCGACGCCATCGTCACTTGCTACACGGAGGCGATGGCCGCGCACCACGAGGCCACCAAGTTCCCGCCCGTGCGGAGCTTGCCGCCCACGCCCGATCCGCTGGCACCCGATGCCGCCAATCCTTTCGTCGATTTCGACGATGACATTCCGTTCTAGGAGGCCGTGATGCTGGATTTCAACTCATCTTCGAGCCTCTCCGGCCAGCTCACCGCACTGGTCGACGCCGGAATGCAACAGGCCCGTGCCCGCCAGTCCGAGCGTCAGTACCTTGGGGCTTCGCGCCTCGGGGTGGCTTGCGAGCGCGCGCTGCAGTTCGAGTACGCCAAAGCGCCCATCGATCACGGGCGCGATGTGCAGTGCCGGATTCTGCGCATCTTCGAGCGCGGCCACGTCATGGAGGACTGCATGGTCGCGTGGCTGCGGGACGCGGGCTTTGACCTGCGCACCCGCAAGGCCCTTCCTGATGGTGGCACCGAGCAGTTCGGTTTCTCGGTGGCCGAGGGTCGCCTGCAAGGCCACGTCGACGGCGTCATCGTCGGCGGCCCGGAGGGCTTTGCCTATCCGGCGCTGTGGGAGTGCAAAGCCTTGGGCAACAAGTCCTGGAGTGATCTGGAGAAAAAGGGCTTGGCCATTTCCAAGCCCATCTACGCCGCGCAAGTGGCGATCTACCAAGCCTATCTCGAACTGCACGAGCACCCGGCGATCTTCACGGCGCTCAACGCCGACACGATGGAGATCTACACCGAGGCCGTGCCCTTTGATGCGGCGCTCGCCCAGCGCATGTCGGATCGGGCGGTGAAGGTCATTGCAGCCACCGACGCCGGTGAACTGCTGCCGCGCGCTTTCAATGATGCCGCCCACTTCGAATGCCGGATGTGCGCGTGGCAAGACCGCTGCTGGAGATCGACATGAGTCACATACCTTTGAATGCCGTGCTCGGTGAACAACTGATCGATGCGCGCCACGCCGCGCTGATGTTCAACCTGCCGACCTACTGGCTCTCGCAAGCCAAGGAACGTCAGCAGCGCCGCATCCCGCACTACCGCGTCGGCAAGCTGGTGCGCTTCAAATCCAACGAACTGGAGGCATGGATCGTCGCGCAGCAAGCATCCGGCAAGGAGGCTGCGAATGCTTGATTTCAACGACACGCCCACACCGGTTCCTCGTGACCTCGATGGCGAGCGCGAAGCAATCCGTGCCGAACTGCTCGCTCGGCTGGAGTCGGTGCTGGCCGCACTGTTCCCCGCAGGCAAGAAGCGCAGCGGCAAGTTCCTGATCGGCGACGTGCTCGGCAGCCCGGGTGACAGCCTCGAAGTCGTGCTCGACCGCGACAAGGCGGGCCTGTGGACGGATCGCGCCACCGGCGACGGCGGCGACATCTTCTCGCTGCTCGCTGCACGCTTTGGCATCAACGCGCACACCGACTTCCCGCGCGTGCTCGACGCCGCGACCGAACTACTCGGACGCGCACCGTCGGCACCGGCGCGCAAGGCCAAGAAGGACGCGCCCGTCGATGATCTCGGCCCAGCCACCGCGAAGTGGGACTATCTCGACGCTACCGGCAAACTGATCGCGGCCGTCTACCGTTACGACCCGCCCGGGCGCAAGAAGGAATTCCGCCCCTGGGATGCGCACCGCCGCAAGATGGCTCCGCCCGATCCGCGCCCGCTCTACAACCAGCCGGGCATGACCAGCGCCGCACAGGTGGTGCTGGTCGAAGGCGAGAAGTGCGCGCAGGCGCTGATCGATGCAGGCATCACTGCCACCACCGCGATGCATGGCGCGAACGCTCCGGCCGAGAAGACCGATTGGACACCGCTGGCGGGCAAGGCCGTGCTGATATGGCCTGACCGTGACAAGCCGGGCTGGGAGTATGCCACTCAGGCGGCACAGGCCGTCCTGTCGGTGGGCGCGAAATCCTGCCACGTCCTCTACCCGCCTGAGGATGCTCCGGAGGGCTGGGATGCGGCGGACGCCCTTGCCGAAGGTTTCGATGTCGCCACCTTCCTCGCCCACGCGCCGCGCGCGCAGATGTACGACATTGCCGTCGAGGACGAGCCGGTCGTTGGTAGCGACGAATCGGTGTGGGGCACCGAAGACGCATTGGCGCTGGCCTTTACCCGCCGCTACCACCGCGATTGGCGCTATGTGTTCGCGTGGGGCCGCTGGATGATGTGGGACGGGCAACGCTGGCGTTCCGAGGACACGCTGGCCGCCACCGACCTGATCCGCAGCGTCTGCCGACACGCCGCCGTGCGCGCCGACAACCCGAAGATCGCCGCCAAGCTCGCCAGCTCTGGCACGGTTGGCGGCGTCGAACGGCTGGCGCGCGCGGATCGCAGGCACGCGGCCACCACCGACGAATGGGATGCCGACCCGTGGCTGCTCAACACCCCCGGCGGCGTGGTCGATCTCAAGACCGGCAGGCAACGTCCGCACGACCGTGCCGACCGGATGACCAAGATCACCACGGCCACGCCCGGTGGCGACTGTCCGACGTGGCTGCACTTTCTCGATGAGGTCACGGGCGGCGACAAGGCATTGCAGGCTTATCTGCAGCGCATGGTCGGCTACGCGCTGACCGGCTCGACGCAGGAGCACGCGCTGTTCTTCCTGTACGGCACGGGCGCGAACGGCAAGTCGGTGTTCGTCAACACGCTGGCCACGATCCTTGGCGACTACGCCACCAATGCGCCGATGGACACCTTCATGGAGACGCGCACCGACCGGCACCCGACCGACATGGCGGGCCTGCGCGGCGCACGCTTCGTGGCCGCCATCGAAACCGAACAGGGACGGCGCTGGGCGGAATCCAAGGTCAAGAACCTCACCGGCGGCGACAAGATCTCCGCGCGCTTCATGCGCCAGGACTTCTTCGAGTTCTTCCCGCAGTTCAAGTTGTTCGTGGCGGGCAACCACAAGCCCGCCATCCGCAACATCGACGAGGCGATGAAGCGGCGGCTGCACCTGATCCCCTTCACGATCACCGTGCCGCCCGAGCGCCGCGACAAGCATCTGCAGCAGAAACTGCTGGCCGAGCGCGACGGCATTCTCGCGTGGGCAGTGCAAGGCTGCCTCGACTGGCAACGCCACGGGCGGCTCGATCCGCCGCAGCGTGTGGTGGAAGCCACCGAGGAGTATTTCGAGGCCGAGGACGCGCTGGGCCGTTGGCTGGATGAGCGCTGCGTGCGCGAGGCCAACGCCAAATCGCTGACCGCCGAGCTGTTCAACGACTGGAAACAGTGGGCTGAGGCCGCCGGTGAATTTGTCGGCGCACAACGGCGCTTCTCCGATCTGCTCATCACGCGCGGGCTGGACAAGTGGCGCAACGGCATGGGCGTGCGCGGCTTCCAGGGCATTGGTCTCAAGCACCCGCCAACCCCTGCCTACACCCCCTACGCGGACGACTGACCCCATGAAAACCACACGGTCTGACGCAGCTGACGCAGTTCGTCGTAACTCCTACGCGTGTGCGCGTGCGCGCACCTCATGGAGAGTTTCGATAGTCCGTGTCAGCTGCGTCAGACCAGCACCCAACAAGGACTGACACCATGACCACCACCATCCTCGCCCTTGATCTGGGCACCACCACCGGCTGGGCGCTACGCGAAAGCTCCGGCCACATCACCAGCGGTTCGGAGAGCTTCAAACCGCAACGCTTCGAAGGCGGCGGAATGCGTTTCCTGCGCTTCAAACGCTGGCTCACCGAAATCAAGCAGTTCTGCGACGGCATCGACTGCCTGCACTTCGAGGAGGTGCGCCGTCATGTCTCGACCGATGCTGCCCACGCCTATGGCGGGTTCCTCGCCACGCTCACGGCGTGGTGCGAACACCACCAGATCCCGTATCAGGGCGTGCCGGTCGGCACCATCAAGAAGCACGCCACTGGCAAGGGCAACGCAGGCAAGCAGGACGTGATCGCCGCCATTCGTGCGCGTGGCCACGCGCCGACTGATGACAACGAAGCCGATGCACTGGCACTGCTGCACTGGGCCATCACCCAGCACGCACTGGAACGGGAGGTGTGAGATGAAGATCCCGACACCCCAATACCGCTGCCCGCTCGGTCGGCTGCAACCTGACGTCCAGGATGTGGACGCCATCAAGCAACGTGGCTGGCGTGACCAGCACATCCTCGTCATCAACGCGGACGACGAACGCCTTGACTGGATGGAGCGCCAACTGGTGCGCCAGATCGGCGAGCGCCTCTATGGGACAGGAGGACGACGCCATGTCTGACCGCCGCAATACCTGGACAGTCGAGAGCGTCGCTGCCCGCTTCGAGGAGGCGGCAAGCACCGGACGCCGTCTGCCGCCCGTACGTGTGCAGGGCTACTTCAACTGCTGGCCTGCCATCGCCCGCCGCGAATGGGAAACCTTTGCGGCCGATGAACGGGTCTACCGTCCGTTCCCGCCCAGCCCCGAGGCCATCGAGCGGATGCTGGAAACGATGAAGTGGGTGCAGTGGCTGGAAGTCGAGCAACGACATCTGGTGTGGATGCGGGCCAAGCACTACGGCTGGCGCGACATCTCGGTTCGATTTGCCTGCGACCGCAGCACGGTGTGGCGGCACTGGCAGCGGGCGCTGCATACGGTCACCGACCAACTCAACGGCGTCGTCATCGCGTAGGGTTTTGGCGGGATTTGGCGTGCGTGGTCGGCAGCGCGCGCGCATTGGCGGTGATGTGCGGTTTTTGAGCGTGCAACAAATCAGCCCAGTCGGGGGTAGTATTTCAGCTATCTTCTGGACAGTGGTGAGCGCAGCCGATTCCCCAATCGAGATGGGCCCTTCCTGAGCCTATCGCCATGCGGGGGGCGCGAGCGCGGCGCTTTTTTAGCGTCAGAGTGCGAACCAAGGTTCGCACGGTTCGCAGTTCGCACCCGTTAGTTCGCA